AGTATATTTGAAGTAGGCAAGCCCATTGTGAGCCTGGCCAGATATGACATGAAAATCATACCCAGCCTGGCCGAACAAACCATTAGTCAGGCCAAAGGTTACACTGACAAGCAGTCCCGGCTAGCCGCAGATCTGGTGTTAAAGTACGAACGTCAGTTGGCCAAAATGGGCATAGATGTTAGTCCGGTGCGTACACCTGAATATCGTTATCCCATCAGACAAATAGATCGTAGCACCAGAGTCTGGATAGAAAACGATGTTATCAAGTTACAATTTCCTTATGATGTGGCCTTGATAGATACTGTGAGAACTGCGGCCAAAGAAAGCAAAGGTCGTTTTTATTTCAACCGAGATGCACGGTATCACGAGGCTGCTTTGACTGAATGGAATTTAAATTGGATATATTCTTTTGCAGTCCAGCACAATTTTAACATTGATCCCGGCATTCAACAGTTGATGGACATGGTCTTGGCGGTTGAACAAACTCCATACCGTATAGAACTTGTATACGCCAACAATGCCTTGACAATTACCAATGCTGAAACCAGCATGACAGAATACATACAAAATCATCTAGGTGGTTTTGCCTTGGAGAATATTCTTACCCTGTGTGATCATGCACCGGTGTTGGGATATACCATTCACAAAGACATCCAAACGGATGTGATTAAAAATTTTAGCACTAGGTTTTGGAGCCTGTGTACCAATCGTAATCTCAAAATTGACTCGGCAATCAATGTCAATCTGGTTCCTGAGTTGGTTGAGTATGCTCAGTTGACCAGTCGTTTTCCTATTTTTATCTACGAGCCAGACCTCAGTGGACGTCTGCTTGCAGAATTCAACAAATTCTTTGCTGGACAAATTGTCAATCTGGACAACAAGTCCGGGGACAATGTGGTAGATGACACAACAAAAATTGTTTACACCAGTCGAATTCCCAAGAGACAATTCACACGTATTCCCATCATGGTCAGTAGTGCTGGTATGATGTACGGCGGTGATCGCCAAATGTGGTTGCAAGCGGCCGAAAAGGTTGTGTATTTCTCCAAAGATGTGTATAATAAAAATGTTAAAGGAAAAGACGTTTGCAAGCTAGATTAATCATACGTGACGAAGTCAATGTCAAAATTGAAGGCCTGGATCTGACCACACGCAAAAATCTTGTGGCCAAATTCAAGTATGAAATACCTGGCGCCAGATACCTGCCCGCGGTGAGATTGGGACGTTGGGATGGTAAAGTGCCATTCTTTCAACTGGGTGGTAGTACCTATATTAATCTTTTGCCTGAGATCTTGCCTTATCTGGAACAACAAGGTTACGACGTAGAAGTAGAAGACGCCAGAGAGTATTCTACCACGTTTGCGTTTGATCAAATGACCGAAGACACCTTTGCTGACACGGCTTGGCCTGCAGGTCATCCCCGCGCCGGAGAACCCATCATGCTACGTGACTATCAGGTAGAAATACTCAATAACTTCCTGACCAATCCGCAGAGCGTACAAGAGATTGCCACTGGTGCAGGTAAAACAATTATGACCGCGGCACTTAGTAAAAGTATAGAACCCTATGGCAGATCGATCATTATTGTGCCAAACAAAAGTCTTGTGACACAGACCGAGGATGATTACAAAAACTTAGGACTGGATGTGGGCGTGTATTTTGGCGATAGAAAAGAGTGGGGTCGCACGCATACTATATGTACCTGGCAGAGTTTAAATGTGTTATTAAAGAATACCAAGAATCACGAAGCCGAATGTACCATAGGTGAGTTCATTGAAGGAGTGGTGTGTGTCATGGTCGACGAAGTACACATGGCCAAGGCTGATGCTTTAAAGACTCTACTTACAGGTGTGTTTGCTCATGTGCCCATACGTTGGGGACTCACAGGAACCATACCCAAAGAAGAATATGCGGCCTTGAGTATATTTTGTAGCCTGGGCAATGTGGTAGGCAAACTCAGTGCGTCTGAGCTCCAGGAAGCCGGACATCTTGCAAACTGCCACGTGAACATAGTACAATTAGTTGATCATGTGGAATATGCCAACTACCAAAGCGAGCTCAAGTACTTGGTTGAAACACCCGAACGCCTAGACTACATTGCCGACTTGGTCACACGAGTCAACGGCACAGGCAATACCTTGGTGTTGATAGATCGTATTGCCACTGGCAAATTGCTGACAGAAAGATTAGACAATGCAGTATTTGTGTCGGGATCGACCAAGGCTGCAGACAGAAAGGAAGAATATGATGAAGTTGCAATTAGTAGCGATAAGATTATTGTTGCTACCTATGGTGTTGCTGCTGTGGGTATTAATATCCCTAGAATTTTTAATTTGGTGCTTGTTGAGCCTGGTAAGTCCTTTGTTCGTGTCATACAATCGATCGGCCGTGGTATTCGCAAGGCGGAGGACAAAGATCACGTCCAAATCTGGGACATCACTAGTACCTGCAAGTTCGCCAAACGTCATCTCACTAAACGAAAAGCGTTCTACAAAGAAGCCAACTACCCATTTACATTAGAGAAAGCCGATTGGCAATGAGAATATTAACCTTAGACAACACCAGTTACAACATGGATTCTATTCCAGACGAAATAGACGAAGTGCGTTTTTGTGTACTAGATAATTCAGATCCCAAGGATCCCGATTACTTTTACATACCCTTGATCTTTTTAGAGTCGTTTAACAGCCCGGCCCTGGTGCTACGCATAGGGGAGAATGTCATACGCATGCCGGTGGATTGGCAGTTGCTGATTGGCGAGCCCGACTTTGGTGACTTGGAAGTGGTACCTCTCACATCAATCAACGATCGTGGATTCAATGTTTTTACTTTTAATCCATTGAGTAGTTTTAGACCAGAGTTTGCACCTGTGGAAATTGTGGACATTTATCAAGATGTTAAATGGTATTTTCCAAAATTAAAACCTGGACAACTGTTGGCCATACCACTCACAGAAGGTCCTGAGCCCATGTGTGCGTTTTTTATCAAGGACATCAGTCGACAAAGCGAGGTCATCGACTATGGAAAAATATGGTAAGATAGGCACCATGGGAAACTTGAAACCCGGAGCCACTTATGTGTACGAAAGTCCCGATGGTGGAAAAAGTGTCTACGCTAGAGAAGTTGGAACCCTGGATCGGCAGTTGATTGGCTATAGTTTTGACATGATAGAGCACTTGAAAAAAGTGGATCGTGAATCACAGTGGATGGATATATTGAAGCAGGCTGAACGCAGTCCAGCTTTACAAGAAGCCATTGATCGTGTTATAGTGTTGTACGAACTACAGAAAGGAGCAGAGCCACCACAGTGGCACCCAGTATGAGCAGAGACGAAGACCGAATCAAACATTCCAAACGCCTACACAAAGACGAAGCAGCCATTGCCAAACAGGTCAAGATTGCCAAAACACACGGCGTGACCGTGGACAATCCGCATAAGTTTGCCAAACATCATGCCATGGACTGCGGTGTGCCCAACTGTCCCATGTGCGCCAATCCCAGGCACAACAAGACAACCAAGGACCACCTGACCATACAAGAAAAACGCAACAATCAAAAAAGCCAGGATGAGTAGCATATTACTAACTTTTGGAGACAGCTGGCCCGCCGGTGCAACATTACCAGACAGAAATCTGGCATTCCCAACCTTGTTGGCCAGCAACCTAGGAATGTCACTACAAAATTTGAGTGAACCAGCAACAAGCATAGATCATGTAGTACTGGCCATGTTTCATTTCTTGGAAAATTCTTATTCTCCCATCAACCAATATACTGCACTGTTCTGTTTAACTGATGCCAGTAGAAATCTAGCATGGCGAGAAGGCAATCAAGTTGTGCCGGCTAGAAAAGATCTTTGGGAACCCGACTGCTACTCACAAGAGCTACAAATTAACAACAAAGACGCTATGTCTCCGATATACTTTAAACACATACATTCGCTACGATTGGAACAATATAATTATCATAAGAATGTGGTGTTGTTAAAAATGTTAAGCGACAAATACAATATAAAAGATTTTTTTGTGCATAACTTTTATAACCCTGAATTGGAATTCAAAGTAATAGGTACTGAAAGAATGTATCCGGGTACACTGAGTAGCATGTTGGAATCTGACAACATTACAGAATTTGTCCCAAACGATATAAATTTTACACCAGCATTGCCAAGAATCAAATATAGAAAGTTCAGTAATAGGCAATATTTGGCAACAGGTGGTCACCCATCAGTGGAAGGACATAAAAAATTAGCAATCGAATTAACCAATTGGATGAAACTACATGGAATCTGACAAGTTAAGCATCAAGAGCGAAATGTCTGCATTTGATCGCAAAGACAGGAACTTTTACGACAGTTTAACTGACGAAGAAAAGAAAAAGTTCAGCCCGTATTTGATGATACGATATGGTTCTGCTGTGTCGGGCAATGCTGACATGCAAGCCTACTATTTGATGAGTACCAACGAGCGTCTCAACAAACACTTCTTTGATGTCAACACAGCACAGCACAAAAAACTACAGTGGCTCATGGCCACCACTATTAGTCCGGGTATGGGCAATCAGTTCCATCAGTGGATAGCCCCTAAGAAAAAAACCACAGACAACAAGAACATGAACTTTTTGCGAGACCTGCATCCGCATCTCAAAGAAGATGAAATCCGGTTGTTGAGCGAATTGAATACCAAGGATGATCTTAAAGAATATGCTAGAGGTCTGGGTTGGGAAGAACGTGTAATCAAACGAGAATTATGAACTTGTTGTTGAATGGTTGTAGTTTCATGGACAACTACTATTATGCCAGACATTTCGAACAGTTGCTTGGCGCCGAGGTAACAAACATAGCCAAAGCCGGCAGCAGCAACAGACGTATCATAAGAACCACAGTAGATCACATAGAAAACACGCCCGTGGACTTTGTGATCATGGGATTGACATTTTATGATCGTCAAGAAAGTCCGTTTTTAACTATACCTAAACCCAGAGAAGGACATTGGGTCAGTTACAATCGTCAAGGCCTGCAGGCCACTTTTTGTGATGTCAATGATTTTGACAGCAACCTAGAACACAAAATGATTGGTGATTACATACTGGATCGTTATCGTTACGACATTGGCACACAGTATCTGGATCAATTGTACCTGGATCTTCGCATGTTTTCGGGTTATTTAAAAAACAAGGGCATAGGCTTTTGCATTTTTAACACCTGCGATCGTCATCATCGTTCCGTGAATCTGGGTCCAGGATTTGTTCCATTTTCATTTATTGGCAACGAATATCTGGAACAAAATGGATGCGAATCTTTTGAGCAGGATCAGGATTTGCCTGTGAATGCTAGACATCACTATGGAGAAGATGTTATAATACTAGTAAAGTACCTGGTAGATTGGATCAATGAGTTATAAGTGTCGCTATTGTGAAAAAGAGTTTCGCAAGGAATCAAGCCTGGCAGTACATCTGTGTGAACCCAAAAGAAGGTGGCAACAGGAACGAGAAACTGGAGTGCAACTGGGTCTCCGAGCCTACCTCAGGTTTTATGAAATCACACAAGGTAGTGCCCGGTTAAAGAGTTATCAAGACTTTGTGGCCAGTCCCTACTACAATGCATTTGTCAAGTGGGGCCGGCACATGGTGGGCATACGTGGTGTTAACCCACCTGCTTTCCTAGAATGGCTTTTAAAAAATAACAAAA